ACGGGGGTGACAGTGTTGACCGAGGATTGGCTGAGCGCTCGCAAGGTTCAGTATGTCTCGGAGAAGTATGGCTCGGAACCTGTTACGGCGGTAGCCTTACTTGGGACCAGATTATCGCTGCCGCTGAAAGCGAAGCTGATTCAGCTTGGTAAGCCAGTGCTGTTGATGCTGGACAATGACGAAGCTGGCTGGGCCGGGGCTAAGACGATACAGCGTACCCTGAAGCCGTTCCTGCCAGTGCACGACCGGGTGCTTAGGGACGACCCTAAGGCATGTAATATCTCAGAGATTCTGGAGGGTTTAAAATGAACTTTGCTACTTTTATCTACTTGGCAGGTACTGTTGGCGGTGTTAAGTCAACGCTGGAGATTGTGTTGGTGCTGGGAGGGTTTGCTTTGGTACTCTCCCCTATGATTATACTAATGCTAGCGGACATGCTAACAAACAGCTATGAGGCAGAACAGTCCGCGCGTAAATCCTCTTTTAAAGTAGTGCGCTATGCGGCTGTAGTATGGGCAGTGCTGTTGCTGATGTACCCCTTTGTGCCCACTACCAAGACTATTTACACCATGGCAGCAGCAAGTGGCGTTGAGGCGGTAGCTAAAAACCCGGATGTTCAGAAGCTGGCCGGAAGTTCTCTGAAGGTTCTGGAGAAGAAGATGCAGGAATACTTAAACGAGAAGGAGTAAGGCTTGGATTACTTAATCGTAAAGGCGATGTGTGAACGCAAGGTCTGGCAACGCTTGCGAGAGCAGATACCGAAGTCCATGCTGGCTGTAGATACAGTAGCGCTGCTGGGCTGGGTGGACCTGTACTACGGAACCTACACCGACAGCAACGCTGTGCAGTGGGACGCTATGCAGACGCTCCTGGGGATGCGCGGGCAGCATCTACAGAAAGAGCAGATGGATATTCTGAAGCACATGCTCAAGCAAGTGCAGCAGGTTCCAGACGAGGCAGCAGCCGGGGTAGTGCGTACTCTGAATGAGATGGCCTACTCCGGCGAGATGGCGGCGCTGGTGCAGCAGTACCAGGATGGTGCAGAGATAGACTTTATCGCAGAGGCCAAGCAGTTAGAGCGCAAGTACAGCAGCGTAGCGACAGCGCAGGACTCTTTGTTGAACTGGGAAGATGGGGGTGTAGATGATATACTTGCGGCTACTGATGAAAGCGGCGGCCTTAAACTTAATGTATTTCCTGAGCTTGCTGACAATATCCGTGGTCTCCGCGGTGGGGACTGTGTTGCTGTTGCGGCACCCGTCGATGCAGGGAAAACCTCTTTACTGGCTGCAACTGTCGTGGGCCTGGTCGAGCAGATGGCACGAAAAGAGGAAAGCTATGCTGACCGCCCTGTACTATGGCTCGTCAATGAAAGCTTAGCTAAGCGTACTGTACCGCGTATCTACCAGGCAGCTACAGGGCTGACATTGCATGAGATTGTAGAGCAGCATAAGCAAGGTAAGTTCGCAGAGAAGTACCTGGCTAAGGTAGGTAGCTGGGACCGCATCAGAGTTAAGGATGCGCACAGCATCACTATGCCTCAGATAGCTACATTGATGGAGGAGATGCGCCCGGCTGTGCTGGTTGTGGATATGGTTGCGAATATCCGGGGCGGTACAGCAGAGTCAGAGCACCAGGGGCTGGAAGCGAAATGGCAGGAGCTGCGAGTACTGGGCTGCGAGTACGACTGCATCATCATAGGCACTATGCAGCTATCAGTCGAAGGTTACGATATGCTGTACCCACCGCTGACAGCGATGAAGCAGAGCAAGATTGGTGTACAGGGCGCGCTGGACCTGTGCATCATGATGGGCAGGTTAGACCCCAGCACAAGGCCGGATATGCTGGATGTTCGCGGCATTAGCACGCCAAAGAACAAGCTCGGCAAGTCCGGTAGTCAGAGCTACTTACAATTCCAGGTAGAGTTCGATGGTGGACGCTGCCAGTTCAACGCGGGGAAATTAGCATGATTAAGCAAGTAAAAACTCGTCCAGAGTCAGGAAACTTTGTAGCGGTATGGGAGCACGCCGGGCAAGTGTGGAGCACCTCCTTCCACGACGTTGGCGGAGAGATTCTGGCTTACGATGAGAATAGCAATGAGTACTTCGATACAGGGGACGCACACACCGACGACCTTGAGCGAATGCAAGCTATCTACTTCGTAGTAGAGTAACTACTAAGCCAGCTTCCAGCAGAGGCTGGCGTGTTGGTTGTCTCAATTATCCCCTATTATATAGAGTGTAGAGGTTAGTATGACACGAGCAGAGTATGAGGCATTAAAAGCAGCCTTTGAAGGTTATGTAGCAAAACATTTTGATAATGTTGAAGATAGTTTTGTTCAGGTAGAGGGCATATACCAGAAACCTTACATGCGCGGAGCTTTCGATATGTTCGTAGCTGTGCACACTGTGCCTATGAATATAGGTGAGTAACATGCTGACTAAAGAAGACGTCACTGACCGGGACTACGAGGTCATTAAGGCCTACGCTGCATCTGCACGTACTTCCCGTAAAAGCTACGCGCTAGAGTCAAGCCAGCTCATAGTGCACCTGGCGATTAACAAGGCTCGGAGGGCTAAGTGGAAATGAATTGGGGTACTTGGTTTACATACAGAGATGGCAAGCTTTATTGGAAGCATGAAGTTCGCAGCGGACGCGGGCGTAGCCGTCTAAATTGTGCAGCAGGTTCCGAAGCGGGCACCTTAAACAAGGTGTGCGGGTACTGGTACATTAAGCTACACAACAAGTTATATAAGAGAAGTTTGATAGTATATGAGATGCATAATGGGCCGCTGCGGGCAGGTTATCATGTAGACCACATAAACCATAATAGGTTAGATGATACTCCAGATAATTTAAGAGCAGTGCTACCAGAGCAAAACATGCAGAACAAGTCTTTATACAAAAGCAATCGCAGCGGTTACGTCGGGGTATACAAGAAAGGTAATCGTTGGATAGCAACTATTGGAAATAAACAGTTAGGGTCCTTCGGTAATATCGAGCAAGCCATAGAGTGCCGGAGGTTGGCGGCTGAAGCAGCCGGGTACCACAATAATCACGGACTATAATATGACTAGTAGCATTATGACGATTGACCTTGAGGTCGAGAATCACCCGTACTACGGCAGCAAGGCTAGTCCTTATTGCCCTGACAACTACGTAGTGCACTCAGCCTACCGCATCGACAGGGCCCATGATGATGGTACGGTTACTGTAGAGCCGACCTTTGACATTCGCTTCAACAGCAAGCAGGAGTTCTTGGATGATGTAGCCGGGGAGCATCTGTGGTTCCGTATACCCAGCGATTGTTGGCTCCTTGTAGCGCATAACGCGGCGTTCGAGATTAGCTGGTTCCTGACCTATCAGCGTCAGCACTTCGAGGAGTTCTTGAAGCGCGGGGGCCGAGTATTTGACACGATGCATGGACATTATATTGCTAGTGACTTTCAGGACCTGTACCCCTCTCTAGACGAAACCGCACCTAAGTACGGCGGTGAGCATAAGATTGATGGGGTTAAGTTACTGTGGGAACAAGGCGCTTTAACCTCAGAGATAGACCCCATTCTACTGAGGGATTACTTGGTGAATGGTGACGTGCCAAATACGGCCCTGTGCTTCTACGGACAGTGCAGTATCTTCGCAGAGCGCGGGCAAATGCAGATGGTCTGGGAGCGTATGGATGCTATGCTGGCTTGGGCGTACTGTGAGTTCTTCGGCCTTTACGTAAACATGCCTGTAGCGCAGCGGAACCAAGCTGAGCAGGAGCAGCGCATTCAGGAGCTGCGTCAGCAGTTGCAGCAGTACCTGCCTAAGGACCTGCCGGAAGAGTTCGAGTTCAACTACGGTAGCAACTATCATATGTCTGCGCTGGTGTATGGCGGACCTATTCGCTATGACATGAAGGTTCCGTATGACCCGCCGCAGTACGAGAAGTATGATGCGTACTTGGTGCGGGGCAGCGACAGTACTTACGTACCGTGCGCAGAAACTGATGTTAGTGGTAATCATAACTATGTAACTTACGCTGCGGGTAAGAACAAGGGTATGCCCAAGGTATTCCGGGTAGACTCTGACAAGGAGAAGCTGAAGTGGGGCAAGGGCATCTACAACTTCCCCGGCATCGTGAACATTCAGGAGCTACCGCAGCATTTACAGGAGAAGTACAGTGAGCGCGGGGAGTTCAGAGGTGCTCAGGTACTGCCTGACGGTTCCCCAGTGTACAGCACCAGCGGTGATGCAATGAACGGCCTGGCTGCGCAGGGCTTCGAGTTCGCTAAGTTAGTGAATGAGCTGGCTGCGCTGGAGAAAGACACGGGAACTTACTACCTTCGCACGGAGTACAATAAAGATGGCTCAGTTAAGAAGACCTCGGGCATGCTTCAGTACGTCATACCTGAGAACCCTGATGGTTCAGGTATTATCCACCACCGTCTTAATACATGCAGTACCGTCACAGGGCGTCTTTCAGCGTCCAATCCGAACCTCCAGAATCTACCGCGCGATGGGACAAGTCGGGTTAAACAGATGTTCACCTCTCGTTTCGGAGAGTCTGGTCGTATCACTGAAGTTGACTACTCGGCCCTGGAAGTGGTTATGTCCTGTGTTCATACAGGAGACCTTAAACTACTTGAGCTACTCCAGAAAGACACGGACATGCACTGCTACCGCCTAGCCTTCAAGGAAGGCAAGAGCTACGAGGAGATGTACCAGCTCTGCCATAACCAGGATGGACCGGACTACAAGTACTGGAAGCAGCAGCGTACAGACATCAAGCCCCCGAGCTTCGCAGCGCAATATGGCGCTACAGCCAAGGGGATTGCGTTTGCTACAGGCTGTACCGTGGAGTACGCGCAGAGCTTCCTGGATAACGAGGCTAAGCTGTTCCCTACAACCATTGGCTTCCGTGATGTAGTACGCGCCGAGGTTGAGCGCACCGGGATGCTGGAACCTGTGCTGCGTGAGCAGTGCGAGGATGGGCAGTGGCGTTTGTATCGCCGAGGGTACTGGACCAGCCCAGCGGGTACACGCCTGTCATTCAGGCAGAAACTTCAGTGGCAGGTTCCCGAGGGCGGCGGAAGGAAAGTGCAGGTGATGGATTACAAAGGCACAGAGCTAGCTAACTACTGGTGCCAATCAGAAGCGTTCTTTCTCATGGCAATCGCCGCTGGGCAAGTGCTGCGTAATCTGATTGCTAAGGATTGGTTTGGTGGTAAGGTGTGCCTGATTACTAACGTACACGACGCCCTGTATCTGGACAGTGCTGATGAGGAAACTGCCGTGCTAGCTGGTAACTTGGTCAAGGAATGCATGGAGGAAGCGCCGCGTCGCATCGCTGCACTGTGGCCTAACTACGGCATCATCTCGCAAGTACCATTCCCTGCGGCAGCAGAGCATGGTCCGAGCATGTACAGCAAAACACACACACCTAGCGTTGAGGAGTACTATGCAAGTTCACATAGTGTTTGAGCGGGATTGTTGGGGGGATGTGTCCCCTACTGCTGTATACTTAGATAAGGACGCAGCACAAGACCATTCCCGTAACCTTTGGGATGCTTACGTAGAAACTATGGAGGTCGAAGATGCAGAAGTTTAACGCTAGGTTAGTAGACTACTACATGGATAAGGGCGGTAATGACATTGCGTACATGCTACGTAAGCTAGGCGGTGAGGGGTTAATTAAAACCGACCCTATGATACATCGCTACATGCACGAGATGTTGTGTGCGCAGAGTAACCTACTAACCTACTTCAGAGAAGTTTATTGTGAGGAGCCGGAAGATGATTAAAGTAGGCAGCATCATTGAGATTGTGCATCACGACCTGGACTACATTGACCCAGAAGATGCCAAGCGTTTCCCCGTGGGCACGCGGCATGAGGTGGTAGCTTATTGGCCGGATACCGGGGAGATTGAGTTGTGGACTGATATAAACGACACAGTAACCTTCTTCCCCGGCGAGTACAAGCTCGTAGAATAATGCTTGACATTGCAGCAGGACTATGAAACTGCTGCAATAGAAGTAACACGTATAGGACAATACAGGAGAATCCCCTTGGCTAAAGTATCTCTAATTAAGTTATTCACTAAAGAGCAGCATGAGCAGATTCTAAAAGAGTACCCAGATAACTTCGATGCCTCATTAGCCTATACTGAGCGCACAGGTTATCAACACACAGTGTCCCGTCAGTTAGTACGGTACTGGCGCAGCATCTTCATTGATAACGGCGGCAGCAAGAGCAAGGCTAACAACGCCCTGATGCAAGCCCGTAAAGTAATCCAGCCATCCCCTACGGACGACTTGGGCAATACTTACGTACCGGAAGTGTGTCAGCGCATTCTGGTAGTGGGGGACCTGCACGAGCCGTATGTACACCCAGACGCTTATGACTTCCTGAAGTCTGTGCGGGATGAGTACTACCCTGATATTGTTGTACAGATTGGTGATGAGACTGATGGTCACGCTATTAGCTTCCATGACAGCAGCCCGGAGCTAGATAGCGCGGGGGTTGAGTTGGAGAAAGCCAAGGCTGGCTTAGAGAAACTGCACGGCATCTTCCCGAACATGCTACTGTGCGACTCTAACCACGGCTCGCTTATCTATCGCAGAGCGAAGGCGCACGGGCTGCCTGTTCAGTTCATCAAGAAGTACCGCGACATCTTATTCCCAGAGCACGGTGCTCCTGGTTGGAGCTGGGGTGACGCTTGGGACTTGGAAACAGCGCTCGGCACCGTGCGCTTCCAACATCAGGTAGCCGGGGACCTGTTGCTTAACGCTGCGCATGAGCGCAAATCAATGGTGATAGGGCACTTTCACGGTAAGCTAGATATTCAGTATGCAGCCAGCAGCACGGCCCTGTACTTTGGAGCACACTGCGGTTGCTTGATTGACAACAAAAGCCTGGCGTTTGCTTATGGTAAGTTGTCTCGTAGCAAGCCGATTCTGGGGTGTATGGTAATTACTGAAGGTTGCCCCCAAATCGTACCTATGCTACTCGACGAAAACGGTCGTTGGGTAGGGCGTAAGAAGTAACTGGAGGTTCTATGAATACATTAGACGCTACGTTAACAAAGGTAGAAATGCCTGTTTGGGATGAGCAATACCAGACCTGGCGTGTACAGGTGGAGTATAACTGCTGGGGCCATACCAGCAGTACGGAGAAGTGGTTCAAATCTGAGGAGTCTGCGCACGCCTTAAAGGTTGGTGATACCATCATCGTATAACGTAGGCCCCGCCTGCATCTGAACGTAAATAATACATTAATCACACGAGAGAGCTAATCTATATGACTATTCTGAACAACATCGCTGCGCTGGTAAACGAAACCGTAGAAACCCAGGGCGTAGATCACAGCATTACGCAGCAGGGCGGCGGTAACTTTGAGGACGTGCTGCTGCCGAAGGGTACTTACTACGGACGCATGGTTGAGTACATCGAGCTGGGCAAGAAGATTCCAATGAACGCAGGCAAGCCTACTGGTAAGCCAGCAGTGTTGAACGTACGCACAGGCTTTATCATCTACACCCCAGACGGCGGTATCAAGCGCATTAACCCGTTCCCTATGGTGGTGTCCAGCTTCGAGAAAGCTAAGTTCAAGCAACTGTTCGACAAGATGAACGTAGATGGCACCATGAAGCACCTGGCACAGGCACTGGGTAAGCCTATGGCATTTGAGGTAGAGCAGCACACCACTAAGGCGGGCAAGACCCTGAACGTTATTGAGTTCTCCGGTACTCGCCCTCTGCCGAAGTTTGACCCGAACACTGGTGCACCTATCGTGCTGCCTGAGCTGGACGAGCAGTTCCTGCGAATCTTTCTTTGGCAGAACCCCACTCAGGAAACTTGGGACTCTCTGCATATTGCAGCTAATAACTTCATTCAGAACGACATCTTGGCTGCGGTGGATTTTGAAGGTTCACCGTTGCAGCAGATGCTGATGGGAGGCGTACCTGCTCCTGAGGATATGGCACCTGCAACCACCCCTGCCCCGGCAGCCCCTACGGCCCCCGCTGCCCCAGTTGCTGCTGCGCCTGTTGCTCCAGTAGCTCCGCAGGCTCCGGTAGCGCCTATCGCTCCTCCGGTAGCCTGAACGCCAGCACAGTTAGACTTTGAAACCTACCCAATGCAATAGGCCCCTAGTGGGCCTCTAAGGATTATGATGACCGAGAATACTAAAGAGATTCAGACTGCTTTCCAGAACCTATCCTACGAAGTAAGCCGCTTCATTGGGGACTTGTACAACGACGCAGAGCCTACCGTTAGCTGCATTAAGTCTGACCTGGTGCTGCTGGGTAAGGTGTATGGCGCAGACTTCGCCCTGGTTGAGGAGCAGATGCAACAGCACAACGATATCCCAGCTAAGGCTGAGAAGCTCTTAGAGGACCCGCTGGTGTACCTGCGCATTGTAGGTAGCCTCTCAGCGCACCTAGGGAATATCGCTGCGGTGCTGTACGACCCAGAGCAGGGCCTGGTTGCCGTAGAGGTAATGGGGGAGCTGCTGGGTACTGTGCTGGTTCTTGAAGCTGCGGGGTACTAATATGCTGAAATACTTATTCACGATCCCAGCAGTGGTGCTTATTGTGCCAGGAGTCCTGTTAATGGCAGCTGGTGCGCGCATTATTTCCGGTAAGGGGGCGGGTGGCGCCTGCTTGTCAGCCTGGACCTGCGGTATTAAAGAGGCTCAACGCCTGTATGAACTGCAAAAGCCGGGGGATTAATGCAGATACGGGGCATCGACTTATCGGGCCTGCCTGAGCAGTTGCAGGCCCCTGCTGTATCAGACAAGATTCTGCTGCTGGATGGCGACTTCGGGGTGTATGCTGCGGCTGCAACCTGCAAGCGCTTAGATACGGCCATACGCAGGTTCTACACATGGGTATTGGAGCAATGTTTCTATGCTAACGTCAAAGAGTGTCTGGTGTATCTTACTCCTACTGGTTGTGCTAAGTGCGGTAGATACCTGCTACCGACTGTACGACCTTACCAGGCGCAACGTACTGCGCGCCCGGAGCTACCTCTCAAGCAGCCGCTGAAGCGGCACCTGCTGAGCAATCCTAATGAGTACAGTCAGCACGGTATAGAGGTGCTGGGGAGCTATGAATATGAAGCGGACGACCTTATCGTTATGGATTCATATCGCTTTAGGGAACGCTGTATCATCAGCTCCGGCGATAAGGACCTTCGATTATCACCATACGCCAGACTTGAGATGCCAGCAGGACATACCTTGGAGGGAGTATCTGACCCGTATGGCTACATCGCGTGGGACGAATCACACTCATTCCCAATAGTCGGGCAGGGAACAAAGTTCTTCTTCGCGCAGTTACTGGCTGGTGATGCAGCAGACAACATCAAAGGCATCCTCAGGCTCAATGGGAAGCTCTGTGGGGCTACGAAAGCCTTCGAGGTAATCAACCCTATTGCCTCAGCAGAGGAGGCCGCAGAGCGTGTCCTAGGAGCCTACGCAGCCATAGGGCAGGATGTACTGGCGGAAGCAGAAGCACTCTGGCTGAGAAGGCACGAACAGGATTCAGCGTATGAGTACCTGATGTCTTTGGTAACTACTCCAGAATACAGGAGCTGGTTAACCCAGCTCAGGGACTATCACAAGCAGTACCGAACCTATATTCTGGAGCAGGGTAATGAAGAAACAATCAATGAAGCAGATGCGCCTTAAGGCCTGGGAGTTATTCTATGCAGACGAATTCATTAAGCTGGAACTGCTTATGCTTGCAATGGCAGAGCAGTACCCCGAGCAGCATCGAGAGCTTGCTAAAGCTATGGCTGCTGCGATTCACGAGCAGCATGACCTGGATTGCTTAGAGGAGATTGGGTTATGAGGTTAGAAGTTGGGGATATTATACAGAGTATTCACACAGGTAATAAGTACACCGTAGAGTATGTGTCAGAAGATGGTTATACATTCGTCTTAGCACCGAACCCTGGGGTCCGCCATACCTCTAGTAGCTACTCCATGTCGGACTACTTCCGCAGTTTCAAGGTGGTGCGGGAATGATTCTACGCAAGATTACGCGCGGGCAAATCCGCAGCGTAGCTATGAAGCTGGCGAAGGAGCAGGGCGGGGTGTGCCTGCTCTGTGGAGGTGCTCTGGACTTCTCAATCAAGGGGGTTAAAGGTGACTCTGTTGTGGTTGACCATTGCCATATAACTGGGCGTATTCGCGGGGCTTTGCACCGCTCTTGTAACGGTGGAGAAGGCAAAGTGGCATCAGCCGCTGGGCGTTGGATTGTTGGGAGTATGCAGTCTAGCGCTGCTATCGCTGCTGCTCTACGCCGGGTGGCTGACTATCTAGACCGGGAACCAACGCAGCTGCTGTACTACTCCTGGAAGACCGAGGAAGAAGCTAAGGCAGCACAGAACGCTAAGCGCCGTAGGGTGCGGGCACAGAGGAAAGCACGGGAGGTAATTAAGAATGGGTAAGACTGCAACTGGTAGGCGCGTAAAGTATGTAGGTAGTGATAGTCGGTATGTGGGGTTATCCGGAACAATCATTGGTGAGACCTTCAGTGGCTACCGTGTGTGTTGGGACGGTTCTATATGCGAGCATTGGCACGGCTTCTCCGCCCTGCTGATAGATTGGGATGAAGAGCCTGCCGCTGAAGCAGCGAAGTCTGACCCGGTGCGCCAGCCGCAGGACGGTGTAAAGTACTTGCGGGAGATTAAGCCGGGGGTGTTTGTGGATGTATATGACGTGCTGCGTGCTTTCTCCGTAGTTAACCCGGCACTACAGCACCTCATCAAGAAGGCTCTGGCAGTAGGGCAGCGTGGTCATAAAGACGCTGCCGAGGACCTCCAGAACATCTACGAGAGCGCTAAGCGCGCTATAGAACTGGAGCAGGATAATGCCTAAGATTGCCGCAGTGATTGAGCTGGATACGGATAACCTGGACGATGCGGAGGAGTTCATGCAGAACCTCCTGCACGTCGGATACCTTGAGGGTGTCGTTACTAAGGACATTGACTTCTACTTGATTGAGCACTCAGAGAGTGCCGGGGAGACCTTGCATTGAACGAATCAATAAAGCAGTTTGAAAAGTGGTTCAAGAGAGAGGTTGACCCAGTTAAAGGTAGCCTCAACTTTGAAAATTCAGTTATAAGTACGTACTTCAAGTGTTGGCAGGCTTCGCGTGACGCTGTTGTAGTGCAGCTACCAACAACCACAGAAGGGTTTGGAATGTACAGTTCAGAGGTTGCTCAGCACGCTATAGATTTATGCGCAGAGTGTATAGAAGAAGCTGGAATCAAAGTTAAGGGGTAGTATTGGATAATACACAGGAACCCCTGGCACCTAGCGCATGGTGCCGGGAACGCTACGAAGAAGCGCTGGGGCGCGGTGACGCTGCATCTGCACAAGCTTATTTGGGTATGCACGAGCTTTGGGTAAGACGCGAACAAGAAACTAAGAAAGGGGAATAGCATGACAGGTAAATGCGGAGCAGATTGTACTAACCGTTGCAGCATCGGGGCATGCCCTAAGGATGAGCCTAAGGATGAGTTTGATGGGTTCATCCTGGACTTCGATGAAGATGCCGTAGCAGCGCGTAATGCAGAGCGTGAGCAGGCCCAAACAGAGAGCACCTGCGAGCTCAACGACGATGGTACGTGCGACGGCTGCACTATCTAGGAGGGTGCTATGCAGAGAGTTATCTGGTCTATGTTTGACGGTTCCGGCATTATGGTTAAGCCTTGGGCTGATGCAGGTTGTAAGTGCTACTGCTTTAATTATGAGAATGCTAACCACGGAAGCTATGAACCTATCCGGGTCCAGCATGAGAATATAACTTATGTGAACTGCTGGATTGATGAATACTTTGAAGACTTCGCATACCGCTTAGGATTAGGAGCGCCAGACATCATCTTTGCATTCCCAGATTGCACAGAGTTTGCAGTGTCTGGGGCGAAACATAACCACACAGGGCTAGCTACCCTGGTTAATACAAAGATGATTGTTAAGCTAGCCCGGGACTACAACGCCCGGTATATGATTGAGAACCCCGTGGGTAAGTTATCTACACTATATCGTAAGCCTGACTATTACTTTAACCCATATGAGTATGGCGGGTACATGTCCGGGGAAGAAGAGAGCTTTCATCCGCGTATGCCTGCTCAGGATGCTTACACTAAGAAGACCTGCTTGTGGGTGGGTGGCGGTTTTATTATGCCTGAGAAGAAGCCTGTGCCACATATCGGCAAGTTCTGGGGCTGGGCTTACTTGGGCGGTAAGTCCCCTAAGACTAAGCAGCTACGCTCTCTTACCCCGAGAGGCTTCGCGCAGGCAGTTTACTTAGCAAACCGATAGTAATAACCTCAGAAACGTCCAGATTAACGTAGAGGATAGCGAATTGAAAGAAACCTTAGAAGAACGCACAGAGCGACAGCTCCAGCTAGAGCAGCAGTACCGTACACGCAGCCTGGAGCGCAGCAAGAGCCTGGTGCAGAAAGCCCTGGACTCTGGTAGCCTCAGCACCTTGCCGCCAGTGCAGCGTATGATTGCGGCTGCATACGACACTGTATGCGCAGGCATCAACAGCACTAAGCAGGAGAAGACTGCTGGTGTAGGCGCTAAGTACCGCGCGTTCCTGCGCTTAATCCCTACGGATGTCCTGGCCGTAATGTCCTTGACGAAGTGCTTCGATTCGCTATTCTCTAACGTAGGCACTAACAGTGCCAGCTCAGCACAGTCCGTGCTCTCTGCGCTGGGCCGTCAGGTTCAGGCGGAGCTACTGGCTGTGCAGCTCCAGGCTGTAGCCCCGGCATATATGAACCGGGTGCATGAGTACCTGAAGGAACGTAATACCACCAGCCCCTCGCATATCCTGAAGACCTTGCGTGCCTCTGCTGAGAACGTGCATTACCAGCATGAGCCTTGGTCGAACTCACAGTGCATCTCCGTGGGCAAGCTCTTGATGCAGGCGGTGTGGGAAACCGGGCTGTTCGTGTGGAGCAAGCGCGATAAGACGCAGTTGCAGTATCTCACCCCAGCCCCAGCGCTGGAGCAGGTACTGTCTGAGCTGGTAGAGCACGCCGATACAGTGCAGCTGAAGCCACCTATGCTTATCCCGCCGCAGCCGCATGATACGATGTTCTCCGGTGGATACCTCACGGACATTGATAGACGCGGTACTTACAGCAACTCACAGATTCAGCGAAGCATGAAGCGTGAAGTAGCCGAGGCGTTCAAGCAGGCTCCGCAGTTACAGCAGGCTCTGAATCGTGCTCAGGAAGTGCCGTACCGTATTAATAAGACTATGCTGAAGCTGGTGCAGCAGGCGCGTGCCTTGGGAGTAAGCACAGGCATGCCTAGCAGCAACCCAGCCCCTAAACCAGAGTGGCGCTTGGATGGTGTGCCTAAGGAAGAGTACACTGAGCGTGAGCTTGAGGAGTTCCAGGAGTGGAAGATGCATATGCGCCAGTGGTACGCGGATGAGCGTACTCGCGTAGGGCAGCTTCGCGCCCTGGTTACAACCGTAAGTATGTGCGAGGAGTTCAAAGATGAAACAGAGCTGTACTTCCCGACTTGTGTGGATTGGCGATACCGCCTGTACTTCAAGTCCAGCCTGCACCCACAAGGTTCTGATTTGCAGAAGGCCTTGCTTGAATTTGGTCGCGGAAAACCGCTTGGGGAGCGTGGATTATTTTGGCTCAAGGTGCATGTCGCCACTTGCTTTGGTTATGACAAAGCCCTATTCGAAGCCCGTGCAGCTTGGGCTGATGCGAACTATGAAGCGATTAGACGCCTGGCAGATGACCCATTTAATTCGGACGCTTTTAAACAGGCAGATAGTCCATGGTGCTTCCTGGCAGCAGCAGTCGAGCTTGTTAATGCTCTTAGCTCTGTGGAGCCGCGAGAGTATGTATCGCACGTACCAGTCGCTATGGACGCTACAAACTCGGGTTCTCAGCACTACAGCGCAATGCTCCGGGACCCAATCGGTGGGCGCTTAACGAACCTGTTCTGGGAGGGTAACGCAGAGAAAGCGGATATGTACATGGACGTGAAGGAGCGCACGGACTCCAAGGTAATCATGGACCTCACTGACCCAGAGCACGTAGTGCAGGCTACGTACTGGAGAGAGAACCCAATTACTAGGAGTATGACCAAGCGCCCCTGTATGACCTATGTGTATTCTGCGACTGTACGCAGTTGCTCTGAGTACATCCTACTGGGTGCTAAGGATGAGGGTTATGAGCCTACTGAGGAGTATAGCCTGTTTAAGCTCGCAGGGTACTTAGCTCCGCGTATGCGCGCTGCTGTAGAGGAGGCTAACCCTGCGGCTGCCAAGGCTATGCGCTTTGCTCAGCAGATTACAGGACGTGTCCCGACTAAGCGGCACTTACAGTGGAAGACTCCGCTGGGTGGGTTGGTCATTAACCGCTACACAGAGTCTGATGAGTGCCGGGTTAAAGTTCAGAGTATGAACCTGACGTACCTGCTCAGTTACAACCGTAACTACGAGCAGAACAATCGCCGTAAGGCTAAGTCTGGTATCGCTCCGAACTTCGTGCACTCGCTGGATAGTACGCACCTGATGATGGTACTGAACGCCTTCGACGGTGATATCCTGCCTATCCATGACTCGCTGGCTACGCATGCCTGTGATGTTGACGCAATGCATAAAGCTATTCGTGAGCAGTTCCTGCGCTTGTACACCGAGCACGACCCGTTGCAAACGCTGGCTGACGCAGCGGTAGAGTGCGGCGCAGACCTGGAAGGTTTAGAGATGCCTCAGAAAGGCACTCTGGACTTAACGCAAGTACTTGAATCCCCATTCTTCTTTTGTTGAGAGGTATAATATGGACTATTCACAGTTATCAGATTTTGAAATCAATAAAAGAGTGAGCGATGTTTTCTGGCCAGATATTAATAAATCACCAGAATGCAACAATAAAACCTTCCCGCAGAACTCCTCAGTTGTCTATATGGACAATGGGTACGGCGGCTTCTCACGGGACTACTGCAACAACCCAGCAGATGCATGGCGTATCCTAAACCGTAACCGTATAGAGATTACAGTACACTACGGTCCTGATGGGGCTTCAGGCGGACGGGTTTGCTACACAGCCAGAGCACCTTACGGAGATGGAGATTACGTGCTAGTACAGGATACTAACCATTTAAGAGCAGGGATGATAGCTTTTCTGATGCAGCAGGACAAATCCTAACCATTAGAGGTTGCACGTATAGAACAAGGGGCAAGAGAAGCATGAGCCAAACAAAGAAAGCACTGTATAATACTAGACTCTATAACTGGAGTAACTCTAGTGATTATATAATTAGTATTATTAAACAACTTCATATCTATGGTCCGGGTTTAAAGCTAGGTATAGAGTTAGAGGAACACTTCCAGAGGGTAGTACGAGAGGCCCAAGGAGACTCTATGCTGGTGGTGTTTAGTGGGGATACCCCAGTGGGGGCAGTTACATTATACCCTGTACTAAAAGAGGATTCTCATTATCCGGGCAAGGTTATGCTCTCTTGGTTCTTGGTAGTAGAGCCGGGGCATCCAGCGGCAGTCGGCACCCTTGTTAGGAACATGCGCAGGATTGCTAAAGAGAACGGTGCGGATTGGTTAATCACATCCCGCGCAATTAATAATACTACTTACATCCAGAAGGGGTGGAGACTATGAGCAACTCTCTCAAGAAAGGTTTAAGCTCTATCACTGATATGGTAGGGTTGACGGATACAAAATCGCTGGAGGCGCAACAGCGCCAGTACGAGGAGCAGCAGAAGCAGCTTGCAGCGCAAGCGCAGTTAGACGCTGATACCTCGGCAGAGAATATCAATACAGTAGACTCAGGCGGTGCAGCGCAGGCTTCGGCTAGCGATATCACTGCGTCACAGAAAAAGCGTCGTGCGGGGGCGGTATCCACAGCGCTCGGCATTTAAGGAGCTAAGATGCAGATTCAAGACCTAGTGCAGATTGACCCAAGCAGCCCTACAGGGCTATCCTGGAAGGTGGCACGTCCTCGGTGCAAGGTTGGTGAACCTGCTCTGAAAACAGTAGTGGACGGTTACTACTGTGGCGAGATTAAAGGGGTGTCCTACAAAGCACACCGCGTAGTGTTCTACCTAACGCACGGGTATTGGCCTGAGCTGGTAGACCACATAGACCGCTGCCGAACCAATAACTCCCCATCTAACTTACGTGCGGCTACCCGTGCAGAGAATGCTCAGAATGCTAAGCGCAAAGGATTCTTCTGGAACGGCTACTCATTCTGCGCAGCCATAGGGACCAATTACGGGGTTGAGCATCTAGGGTCTTTCAGTACAATCCTAGATGCTCGCGCAGCTTATATGCGTGCTAAGGCTGCTAAACATACTAACTGTCCAGTGGAGGCGTGGGTATGAAACCTAAAGAGCCTCTAGCGGGGCTGTTTGCTAAGCTGCAAGATAGTTCATGCCTTACAGCTGCTGAAAAATTCGCGGAGTGGTCTTTGCCCACAGTGTTCACGCGCGACCTGTCCGGTATGGACGGCAAGCGCTCGGCGCTGCACCGGGACTACCAGAGCCTCGGAGCTATCCTGATTAACACCGCTAGTACCAAGGTGGTTAAATCGCTGTTCCCTCAAGGAGCACCGTTCTTCCGCTTCGTAGACAGCGATGAGCTGGCTGGTGTAGTTGGTGAGCTGGGTATCCAGGGCGAAGTACCGAGTGTACAGGCAGAGATTGAGCTGGCTGCGTCGGCACAGGTCTACAAAGACGAAGAGTACGCTGCGAAGCTGCACGCTACGAAGCTGCTGATGGTTACAGGGAATGCCCTGGAGTACCGGGATAAGCAGCGTCAGCGCTCTCATATCTACAGCATCCGAGATTACGCGGTTAAGCGTAATGGCTCTGGCGATGTAATGCTGATTGTCCTGAAGGAGCGTATCTGCGTTGGGGATTTACCCGATGAGTACCGTATCCAGTACGACAACAAGGCAGATTACGAGGACCTGGAACTCTATACAGGCGTATGCCGTGAGGTGCGAGAAGGCGGTGCAGTAGTCTACAAGGTGTACCAGGAGGTTGATAATAAACCTGTTGGCGAGCCTAGCTACTATCCGGAGAAACAGTGCCCGTACACGGTACTGGTCTGGAACCGCGTTAACTCTGAGCATTACGGGCGTGGGCTGGTTGAGGACTACGCGGGTGAGTTCGCTAGATTATCTGAGCTGAGTAAAGCCCTGACGCTGTACGAAGTTGAAGCTATGCGCTTTGTGAACATGTCTAACTCTGCATCCGGTGTAGATATCGACGCATTCAACGAAGCTGCGGTAGGGGACATCATCCAGACTAATGCCCCGGCTGGTACTACTGGCCCCGGTATATGGGCCTATGAGGGCGGCGTCTACCAGAAGATTCAGGTCATGCAGGCTGAGATTGCCAGCATTGAGCAACGTCTTGCCCGCGCGTTTATGTACGGAGGCAACACCAGGGATGCAGAGCGTGTTACGGCGTATGAGATTCGTCAGAATGCTCAGGAGGCACAGGAGGCTCTGGGGGATGCGTACAGTCAGCTAAGCAGCGTATGGCTTACTAAGCTGGCGTACCTGTACTGTCTGGAGCTGTACCCGCAGATGCAGCCGCTGTTGGACCTGCAAGCTATGACACTGAATGTCGTGGTGGGTACAGCAGCCCTCGCTAAAGCAGCGCAGAATGACCGCCTACTGGAAGCTACGCAGTCCTTGCAGTTGATTGTACCTGTGCTACAAACGTACACTAAGCGTACTAACGTGGATGCCTTGATTGATACGGTGTTTGATAGCTTCGGTATCAACAGCAGCAAGTTCTTCTACACGGAAGAGCAGTTGAAGCAGTTGCAGGAGCAGGAGGATACGCGAGCAGCTCAAGCAGCGCAGCAGCAACAACAGGCTCTTCAGGCAGCAGACCCTAATCAAGCGGCTCAGCAACTGGGCTTAATCGCATAATAGAACGAGGTTAATGTGACAGACACTACTACCGCCGCAGCAGCGGCACCAGAGACAACGGTACTAGAGAACGTAGGCGGCCCTAAGATTCCTGGCGGCCCCGGTCCTAAAGCCCCGAACATGCAGGGCGTACCGCAGGAACAAGCAGCTACGGCAGCAGCCCCAACACAGGGTGCCGAGCCTCCCGCCTTTGATGTGGAGGCGTTAGCTGCGGCTCTGGCTAAGCACGGTAAGCCTGAAGCAGCAGAGCCTCAAGCAGAAGCTCAAACAGAACTCGCAACGACAGGGAACCCAGCTATCGACGCCGGTATCGCCATGTTGAAGCAGGTGTCAAAGCTCAATGATGCGGACATGGTTCGCGCTATTGGGAAAGCAGTGGAGTATAACGACCCGAATCTCATTGACTCGGCCTTCATCAAAGAGCGCTTTGGTGAGCATGCACAGTACGCTGAGCTGCTTGCAAAGGCATACCTCGATGATCAGATAGGCCAGGCTCAGCGGGCGGTTACAGCGGCATACGACCTCGTAGGTGGTAAGCAGAACTGGGAGACAGCATCGCAACTGTTCAACGCTAAGGCGTCTGAGCATGTCCGAGCTGCTGCCCGTGCTCTTGCTAACTCTGGGGATGTAGCTGGCGCTGCTAAACTGGTTGTTGAGACTGTACAAGGTCTGGGTTTAATCGCTAAGGAAGCTGGTATCCTCAAAGGAGGTGCTGCTCTGGACGGTGCATTGTCCGCAGCGGACTTCTCTAAAGAGTACCTAGCACTTCGCAAAGAGGCCGGGAATCGTAGCTTAGAATCTCCTAAGTTCGCCCAGCGCTATCAGAATCTGTTATCACGCAGAGCTGCGGGGAAAGCTAAGGGGTTATAATGTATAGGGACCTACCTGTAGAGTTCTTTGATAGGTATTCATACGAGCAGTCAACCGGGCGTATTAGAAGTAAGCGCACGGGACGTTATGGGGACACAGAGGTAAACTCTTTCGGGTACAGACGCGCTAGCTGGAACCGTGGAAGTCGTGGTAAATTATCAACAATGGCTCATATTGTGGTCTGGTGCCTGCACCACGGCCCTGTGCCGGATGGTATGGTGATTGACCATATAGACGGGGATAAACTCAACAACCGCGTAGAGAACTTGCGACTAGTAACCGCTTACGAAAACATGCAGAACCGCCGACACTTGGGATACACCTACATACCCGCAGAGCGGCGTTATAAGGTAAGTCTAAAGCGTCATGGCAAGCTGGTGTACTTTGGGTATTTCAAGACCCCCGAAGCCGCTAGAGCTGCCTACCTAACAGCTAAGGCTAAATATCACGAGGCGGCATCGCCTCATACTCTTAAATAAGGAACTAAAAACATGGCCAACACAGCGTACACTGGAAACCTGACCCGCCCACACTGGGGTGGGGCTGCTTCTGATGTGGATCTGCATTTAGAGGTCTACCAGAACGAAGTGGATACACGTTTCCAGTACCAGGCTATCTTCCTGGGACTGTCTACCCAGCGCTCTACCGCTGACCGCTCTAACACGTACCGTATTGACCGTCTGAACACCAGCACCGTTAAGGGCCGTACCTCTGGCGTAGCTCTGGACCCGACCCCAGTACGTAACGACAAGATGATTATCACTGTCGAGACCGTGCTGTACATCCGTAACCCTATTGACTACCAGGACGATTGGACTGCTCCCGATTTCCTAACTGAGATGGGTCAGAACAACGGCTCTGAGTTCGCAGAGACCTTCGACCAGGCGCACCTGATTCAGCTCATCAAGGGCCGTTCCTGGGTTGCTCCTGCGCACCTGAAGCCTGCGTTCAGTGATGGTATCGAAATCCCAGTAACTGTAGACGCTACCCCTGCTGACCAGGCTGCTCGTGAAGCTAACGCCGAGGCTATTAACCTCGCGCATAAAGCTGGTATTGATGAGCTGATTAAGCGTAAGGTTCCGCTGGCGGATATGGTTACTCTGGTTGACGTAGATACTTACTCTATGCTGCTGGAGCATCCGAAGCTGTTCGACCGCGACTTCGGTATGACCAATGAAGATGGTTACAAGAACCGTCGCGTAGTTAAGATGAACGGTATCCCGGTTGTAGAATGCACCGAGTTCCCTACTGCTGCTGGTACGCACCCATTGGGCTCTGCATTCACCGTTACCGCAGACGATGCTAACTGCCGTATGGTTACGTTCAGCAAGTCCAAGACACTGGTAACTGTCGAAGCTAAGCCATTCACTTCCCGTATCTGGGATGATCAGGAGAACTTCGCGAATGTACTGGATTGCTACGCTATGTATAACGTTGGTGAGCGTCGTCCGGACACCGCAGCAGTAGCTAAATTCACCTTCTCTTAATAGGGGCTAAGATGGCTGTTCTAGCTAGTTTCAGCAGCCGCCCTAGCACTAAGCGCCAGCAGGCTCTGCTGGCGCTGCCTAAGATTGAGGTAGCTCTGAAGCGCCTTGGTACTGAGGCGACTACAGAAGAAGTGCTGGCTGCGGTGCAAGAGCTGTTGAGTAAGGAGCTAGGTGCTGAGATTGCACCTGTTCAAAAGAAAGCTAAGAAGGCTGCGAAAGCCTCAGAGTAAACCCAAGCCCCGTGCTTCCTTAACTGGAGGTACGGGGCTTTTTTCGTTTCTGGGCCTCAGAAACTACAACAGGTAAGAGCATTGACTACACCAGATAAATCCTCGGATGTAATGGTAAAACCATGCAGTGCTCTTTCCGTTGTGGTGCATACGCAACGTTGTTAAATGGTTCAGGGGTGCAATCTTGTTCAAAGAGGCAAGACACTGTTGGTCCCTGGTAATAGGTCCCCCGGAATGCGGGGAGTAGTAAAGTAACTTCCAGCCACAACCCTTTTAATCAAACAGGAGATGCCCTAATGAGGGAGATTGATGCTGTAAACGTCACTATCGAAGCCCTCGGGGAATCTCGTATAGTTGACATCAACACAAGCAACCCCACTGCTGGGCTTGCTCGTGCAGCCCTGAACCGTACCCGTAAAGGTGCTATTGCTACTGGATTTTGGTTCAACACCATCTACCGCGACGCTACGCCTACGACTACTACGGGCTTCATTAACGTGCCTTGGGCGCAATTGTCTCTGTATGATAGCTGCACTAACGAGAAGTACGGCGAGCGTGACGGGGTTCTGTACAACCTTGCGGACCAGACTAAAGTATTCACGGATACGGTGCATCTAAAGATTACACTGGACATAGAGTTCGAGGACCTGCCAGAGCACTGCGCTATGTGGGTAGCTTATGCTACCGCAGCGGAGGTGTATCTGAATGACCTTGGTGCTGACGGGAACTATCAGGAGCTTGTTGCTAAGGCTGCTGAGTATGAGTCCCTGAACTACCGAGAGCACTTACGTAATCAGAAATACAGTACTGCACGTACCCGTACAGCCGGGCGTATCGCCGCTGGCTTCCGCATCTAACTAGGAGATACACCCTTGGCGAAAACATACGAGGGCACTCTGCCCAGCTTATTGCAGGGTGTGTCCCAACAGATTCCACGAGAGCGCCAGCCTGGGCAGTTAGGCGCTTTACAGAACATGCTCTGTGACCCGGTTACTGGGTTGCGCCGCAGACCTCCGGCACGCAGCGTGAGCTTAACCAGTATGGTATCCCCTGCCGATGACTTCCTGTTCACCGCTTACATAGAGCGTGGTACAGACGGCAGGCACTTGCTGATTAATACGCAGACAGGTTACTGGCAGTTGCTGAGTAAGGATACAGGTACTCTAATTAACTCCGGTACTAGTTCGTACTTGCAGACCAGTATCGGGGCTACTAGTATTCAGACCGCAAGCATCAATGGCCTGACCTACATCCTGAACACAGAGAAGCAACCTGTTACTACAGTAAGTAACACTGGCAAGCTCAACCCTACTACCACAGGGTTCTTCCGGGTGAATACAGCAGCCTTCGGCAAGCGCTGGGAAATCTCAGTGTCCTGGACAGGTGGCTCCGTGACGGGCTACTCTAACATTAGCACTGGGGCTAGCGCAGAGGATGCAGCAGCGTCTACGATTACGCAGAACCTGGTGGATGGTGGCAACGGTTGGAGCAGCGGTATACGTGCAGCAGTAGAGGCTGCGGGTGGTACAGTAACCCGAGACTCATCCGGGGCTTGTATCTTCATTAGTGGCCTGCCTAACCTGGTGGTTACTTCTAGCTCTGGCACTACTTATGCTACGTGGTCTAATCAAAGCAGAGTGGACCAAGAATCGGACTTACCAGCAGCCCTCCCGAGTATTGCTGACGGGGCTATGTGCAGAGTAGGGCAGGCGGGGTCGGATGCTACTTGGTACAAGTACGATTACAGCACCAGAACCTGGGAAGAAGCTGGAGCTTACGGTAGTATCAGTAGCATCTCTAATATGCCTCTGGAACTGGCAGCTGATGATAATATTATCGTGCGCAACTTCGAGGGGCGATTAGCGGGCGACGACGATACTAACGAAGACCCTGCATTTGTAGAGAACGGGTACATCACAGGTATTGCAGCGTTCCAGGGCAGGCTGGTCCTGCTCTCTGGGGCGAGTATCTGCATGAGCGCTAGCGGCTTGTATCAGCGCTTCTACCGCAGTACAGTGACCTCCTTGCTGGATACAGACCGTATAGACATTGCCTCTGCCTCAGCGCAGGACTCCGTGTTCCGTACAGCTCTACAGTTCAACCGGGACCTGGTAGTGTTCGGGGATAGTATGCAGGCTGTAGTTCCGGGTGGGAATGCGCTTACCCCCACTAACGCCAGCATAACCCTAACCTCAGAGTTCTCCTGTGACAGCAGGGTATCTCCTATCGTTACAGGGCAGACTGTTCTGTATGCCAACAGACGCAATCAGAACTACGCTGGGTTGCTAGAGTTCATCCCCTCGGCTTACACATCCTCGCAGTACGTCTCTCAGGATGCTACAGTGCATTTACCGAAGTACATCCCAGGGCGTATTATGAGTATGGATGTTTCCAGCGTTACGAACATCGGGTTCTTCAGGTACTCTGGGGAGCGTAATGCCCTGTTGGTGTATGAGTTCCTGTGGGGTTCTGATGGGGCTAAGTCTCAGGCAGCTTATCACAAGTGGGTACTCCCTGCTACGATACTGAATATGCACGCACAGTCCGAGCTTATGTACTTGTTTGTACGCGGGGCTAACGGGAACGTACAGGCCCTGCAAGTAGACCCGCGTGAGGGTTTCGTTGCTGGTGCAGCTTATGATTACCCGTACGTGGACCTGCCCCTGGCAGTTGCAGTAAGCAGTCGCAGCTTCTCTTTACCAGCGGCACTACGCTTCCCCGGTATTACCGTAGAGGACATTGCTCTGGCTTATAAAGAGGATGCTACAGCAGCAGGTTCAGAACTCGGTTTAAGCGGCCTGGACGCCTCTTGGAACGTTCAAACAGTTCGGGGTGTACCGGACGGTAGCTACTACGTAGGACTACGTACAGAGGCTCTGGCGAAGCTTACGCCGCCTATGCTGAAGGACCAGAATGACAACCTCGTAGGCTCTGGGCACGTACGTTTACTGCGCCTGGATGTAGCTATCCGCAGCTCCGGGGACTTTGACGTAGAGGTGCTAGATACTACTCGGGATGTAGATACAACTGACGAAGTATCAGGGGTGCTAATGAACTCTAAAGAACTAGCCCCGGGGCTTCCGCTCAAGGCTGACTTAGGAAACATTATAATCCCTTGCCGTACTAACTCAGATACAACCGAGGTAACTCTCAGTACGTCCGGTACTCAAGAGATGAACGTGCTGGATGTTTCGTACATCCTTAGATACAACCAACGCAGACAGAGGGTTTAATTATGTGGTGGGTGGTTGCTGCTATGGCAGCGAAAGCGGTTCTTGGGGCCGGGTCTGAGATGAAAGCCTCCAAAGCTCAAAATACAGCGGCTATGACGCAACTGGCTAAAGGTGTAACTCAGATTAACCTGAACCGTACAGCCTCCCGCCAGCGCACTGCGCAAGCCCTTTACAATACACAACTCCAAGCTGACCAGGTACGCTCACAGATTGGTTTGCAGTCCGCTGCTTCAGATACTATTGGCGCTTCCGTACAAGATGCTGTTAGCACAGTTAATATTCAGGAGGACCGTCAAACGTCCTCCATTAACCGTCAGCAAGCTCAGACTGAGGAACAACTGCGGTTACAGGTAGACCGCGCCATTGACGACACCAGTGCACGCATGGACTGGGAGAGCGGTTCTGATAAGCTCTGGAACGGACTGCTCAGTATGGGTGGTCAGATGGCTGGGCAGTATGCTGGTGGGGCTATGAGTAGCCTGGGCAGTTCCAGCGGAGAGTCCAGCGGCGCTGCAAATACACAGAGCACCAACTCAACTGGTTATGACCTGTGGGGTAGTCAAGGTAGCGGCGGTAACAGTGGGCAAGTACAATCCTGGAAAAGCTATTTAGGGAGCAACTAATATGCCAGTAATTAATACACAGCGACAGGGCCTGAATCTGGGGGCTGCTGAGCTAGCACCCTCTCAGGTAGACTTCGCTGTAGGCGTGGGTGCTCCTACTATTGACCAGGCATCCCTGAATCGTAGGGCCGCAGTAGAGAAGTTCTTCGGGGATTTTACAGTAGGGTTTCAGCAGGGTGTAGAAGCTGAGGGCGCTAAGGCTGCTGTACGTGGCGCTATGGATGCTCAAGGCTCTATGGATGCTGCCGGGGAACTGGACGAGAACGTTAAGAAGCAAGGGTTCCTGCTCCGGGGGTATTACCAGGAAGGGTACTTACAAGCTGCGGCTAGCGGGGAGCTAGCCCGGTGGAAAGCTGATTCTGTTAAGCGTGCTAGTGATGCAGCGCTGTCTGGAATGTCTGACCAGGAGTTCCATCAGCAGGAGCAGAAGTACGTACAGCAGATGCAAGATAAGCTCGGACTGTACCTCCCTAAGATGGATAAGCAGTCCCAAGCAGCCGCCCTGAAGCAGTTGCAAATGACCAGCGCAGGCAACTACGTAGCGTTCCAGAAAGGGCGTGCAGAGTTCGCTGTAGTACAAGCTGACCGTGCCTTAGATAAGAACCTGAGCGCTAGCTCTGATGAGTTCTACGCGCGTATCGAGCAGGGGCAAGCAGGCGCTGCCGAGGGCGCTGTGATGGGCGGTATGGAAGCTATCCTAGGCGCTGCGCACCTGGACAAAGATAAGAAGCTGGACCGTGCTAAGAACTACCTGGTTAGTATCGCTCAGAACACGACAGACCCTATGCTCATCGACAAGCTACAGCAACTCGCTACACGGGAGCTGGGTGTTAACGCAGTCGAGGTTAACAAGGCGCTGTACTCAGAGTTTAAGCGCGCAGGCGCTCAGCTTGAATCTGAGGTACGTTTTAATATATCGGACCAGTTGCAGATTCTGCAAAGTGCTTCCCCTGAGGAGCAAGAGCAAGGTATGCAGACTATCCGTGCAGAGTTAATTAAGTACGGCAAGATGGATGTGCTCAGCCCAGGCACTCAGATGGAAATCTGGGATAGTGCCAACAAGCTGCGTGAGCAGGCGTCTGCTAAGTACGCGCTACAGAACGTAATCTCTAGTAATGCGCCCACCACGGTACTGGCAGGTATGTTCGGCGGAGACGTCGATAAGGCTCGTAACCAAGTCCTGGGGCAGTTCCCTGATACAGCGCAAGGTAACATCCTGCTAGCGCAGTACGGAGCATCCAGTAAGGACCCGTGGGCTATTCAGACTGCACAGTCTCGTATGTCCAAGAACCTGTCTAATACCTTAGCGAGTCTGGACCAGCTCGGAGAGGATGGGCAAATCTCCGCAGAGAACCAAGCTACCATCGCTACATGGGTGCAGATGTACCAACAAAGCACTGATGTAGGCAAGATGGCGCTGCTGGACTCTGTACCGGGGGATTGGAAGGGCGTAGTGCAGCGCGCAGCCTCTCAGGGGCCTAGTAACGCCAGCAACATCATGCTGGATGATATCCGCAGACTCTCACAGAACAAGGCTTCTGGACGCTACAACAACCTAGCAGTGAATCCTACCGAGGATATGCTGGATGCCAAGGGCACTGCTAACTGGTTCAGCTTCGGAGACACTGCGGATATGCAGCGTCAGGAAGGGCGTGCTGCTATGGAGGCGGAATACCGTTATCTGTACCGTACTAACCCCGAGGCACTGGTAGGTAAGAGCGCTGAGGATATCAGCACTATGCTTGCTGGGAACATCCAGGCACGTAAGCTTGAGATTGACGTAGCAGGTAAGCCACGGCATGTGTACCTGCCAGCAGGCTCCTCTATGAAGGACCTCATGGGTAGCTATCAGGGGGATACTCAGCAGTACACCACCGCGTTGCAGCAGACTGTACAAGATGCTGTAGATGGCGTTGTAGACCCTAGTAAAGTGCAGAAAGTTATCATCCAGGCGGGGACTGCTGGTTCCCGTGGGCAGAACCTCACTGCTACTGTAATTGATACTGATGGCTTAATGCATAACGTCAGCATCAACAACTCACAGGTACAAGAACTGGCTCAGGAAGGTTATGACAAGGCCCTGGCTGGCGGTGTCAAGATTGGCAGCACCGCTGTAGGCTCTAGACCAGCAACTTTCTACGACCATGACAACGGGCGTACTGTGCAGATGAACGTGGATGGGAAGAACACTGTTGGTGTAGACCCGAACCTGTTCTCTGAGATTACAGCTAATACCATGCAGTTCGAAGGATACAGGGCTAAGAAGGGCAATGGTAGCGTAGGCTTTGGCCTGCATGACAAGTCCGGTATGCCTGTTCCTAAGGAGCTTACACCAGCCTGGGCTGTGTCTGTGCTGAAGACCAGCATGGAGAAGCAGTACCTCCCGGCCGTGCAGAAGCAGCTTAAGTCTAACGCTTTACCAGCAACAGATGAAGCCATGAAGGTTATGTTTGACCTGAACTATCACGGCGGTAACGGTAGTTCTGCTCCAGTAGCAGAAGCAGTAGCGCAGGTTCGTAAAGCGCAGAAGCAACCTGTAGGGGCTTACCAGTACCCGGTCTCCGAAGCCGAGGGTAAGGCCTGGCAGACTCTGCGTGCACAACCAGCGTACAAGCAGGCGCAGCCATCACGTAAGAAGTACTTGGAAGAGAACTTCCGCAGTTGGCTGTATGGAACCCGCTTCTAACGGAGGATGCATCGTGTACGACTTTAATTGGATGGTATCCCAGCCATGTAGGGAGAATCCATACAGTCGGCTGTATAGACTTAGCACTGTCAAGGAGGATGGTTGCATAGAGTACCTGGGGAGTAAGGACCAGTATGGTTATGGGAGGTTCAAGATAGGTGGTAAGAACCTAGGGGCGCACAAGGTGTCATACGTGCTCCACAAAGGTGACTACGACCAGGCTGAACTCGAACTTGCGCATTCTTGCGATAACCCTGCTTGTATTAATCCCCGTCACCTGCGTCCAGTAACTCATTCGGATAACATCCAAGAGAGTCTGGATAAGGGTAGGCACTCGTCTCAGCAGGAATGGTTTACTCCGTTCGGCAGAAAGTGAGGTGGTCCTTATCTTGGCTACTAGGAAATAGACTAGTTTAATTAAAGCAAGGGGCTTCGGCCCCTGCTCTTATCACAATTCTTTTGAGGGAATACAATGGCTCAGTTCTTGAATCAAGAAGCTAATCCACAAGAAAAGGATTCTGCTAAGAGCGTAGCACCTGTACAGGCAGCAGAGAAGCTGGACTGGAACAGTGCTACAGACATGGGTGTGAACGCTTTAGAGCGTGCCGCTATCCAGGCATCAGGTAAGACCCCTGCTGTTACAGCGGGTGAGAGCTTCGCTGCTGGTATAGGCAATAGCATCATCGCTGCGGCTATCCGTAAAGCTGACGCTCCGAACTTCGAGACAGACTACAACTGGGATGCTCGTAAGGTTATGCCGCAGGACCAGAGTATGCGCCTGCTTGCACCTAATCAGGACGAGATTGAGTATCTGCATGACTCCGTGAGTCAGGACGATTATCAGTACCGTATACAGCAAATGCTGGAGCAACGCCAGAGGGACCGGGATGTATCTAAGAATATTATATCAGGTATTGCAGGTTCTATTATTGGGGATGCCCCCATTATGCTTGCTCCTCTGGGAGCCGCAGGCGTGGCGGGACGTGCTGGGTTGGCTGCTCGTACTGCCATTCGCGCTGTGGATGTCGGAAGTGCTATATATGCTTCTGACCAGCTCGGGCAAAGCGAAGGGGTAGCTGCACTGGTTGCAGGTATCTCCGGTGTAGACCAGCTCTGGGATATGGCTAAAGTAGCTAAGGCTACTGGACGTGCTGAATCAGCTGCTAGCAGAGCCTCGCGCTTTGACCCAGATGCACCTACTAAGCGTACTGCTAAAGACACTGTATACGCTCGTACAGCGGCCTCTGAGGAGGTTGCGGCTAAGTCCTTGGTAGAACCTATCCAGGTACTGAAAGGGCAGCAGGCGAAGGTTGTAGTGCGTGCTAAGGATGTTGCTGAGCACCTCATGAAGTCTACGTATCTGGACGATGGTCAGAAAGCTATTCTGAAGACACTGGATGGCTTAGTGGATGATGTATCTGTGCACCTGACAGGGGACACGAACCTGCGCAGCGCGTACTATCGCATGCCAGAGCAAGGTACAGACTACGTTGCTATGCGTGCCAGTAAAGCTTCTCAGGGTAAGACCTGGAGCACTGTAGGGGATGCTCTGAACTCTCTGGACCAGAACACTGCTAAGATTGCTGTGCATGAGCTTGTACACGCTGCTACAGTACGAGCTATCAGCTCCACTGTACCTGAGGCTGTTGCTGCAAGAGAAACCTTGCAGAAGCTGGGACATGAGCTTCTGGGACGTGCAGACCTACCCAAGAACCTGCGCTACTTCGCTAATTCTCCAGAGGAGATGCTGGCGGGGTTAGCGGATAGCAAGCACTGGGTGGACTACCTGAACTCTGTACAGGTCGGGGATAAGACGCTGCTGCGCCGTATCGGTGAGACAGTTCTGCGTGCCCTGGGATACAAGGGTAATGACACTGCGTTAGCCAAGGTTCTGGATTCCTATGAGAGTGTACTTAAGGTTGCGGCTGAAGATGCCCAGGCCGTGCGCTTCAAGAGCGAGTCCATGTCCAGCTTCGGAGAGAACGTAGCAGCTACCCCAGCAGGGGACCAGAAACTGCTGGATAAGGTTAAGACAGGCTTCAGAACCAACTTCGCCCTGTATGATAACATCGCCCAGGGTAACAAGGACCTCGCAGATTTACTGGTATCTGATGGAGCTGCTGTAGGCGCTCGTAAACCCTCTGTAGCAGACTTTAAGCGTAACCTGATGCTTGAGATGGATGCCAGTGCCAGTGTCGTTGAGGACGCTATTACAAGCGCCCTGAAGCAACAGCAGGGCGTAGGTATGCTGGACAGGTTCTTCCATCGTTCTAAGTTTATCACTGCGCGACGGGACTTGGAGCAACGTGTAGGTGTATACCTTGATGATGCTTATTCTGCTGAGGTAGCTGGGCGTGCTGTACCTGTGCCATCAGAGGACATTGCCCCGGTAATTAAAGCGTATAAGGACTCTGGTTGGGCTGGGAAATGGTACGACCATATGCAGGCCTCTGGGCTTGTAGACGACGCTACTATTGTACGCTCAGACTACTACTTCCCGCGCCAGTACAGTTACGACAAGATGCGACAGGCTCTACGAGAGGGGCGTACTCTGGATAACTACCGGGACCTGTTCCGTCAGGCCCTGCGTGATATCTACCCTACCATGGAATCTGAAGTAGTCCAGCGCGTAGCTAAGGAGATTACGGATGGTATTTATAATGGTCGGGCTGGTGGTACTGGGCCTATGTGGAAGCAGCTTATTAACGGTATGGGCAATGATGAACTTGTCATGGCTATGCGGCAAGCGGGCATCGATGAGGCGGATATCCAAGGGTTCTTAGCGACTAACGTTAAGCCATCTGGAGCCACTGCCCCTGCCCGGAACCTGAAGCAGCGTAACCGCTTTAATATGTCCAAGGAGTATATCGTGGATGGGCAACCAATGCGCTTACAGGACCTCCTGGACACTGATGTAGCCAAGGTAATGCATGGGTACACTAACAGGATGTCGGGGCGTGTAGGCATGTCCTACGCGGGTATAGAGGACCTGAAGCAGCTTGAGACTATGATTAACGACGGTAAGCATACGCTGGCTGACCCGGGTAGATGGGAACAGGCTGTGAATGACACCATCGACTTCATGCTCGGCGGTGTAGCGGGTGGTGCAGGAGCACAGCTTCCTGAAATCTTCCGTGCCGCTGGGAACCTTGCTAACGCAACCATGCTCAAGAACTCCGCGCTGTACCAGATTACCGACACAGCTCTGGCTATGAAAGAGTTTGGTATGGCTCGCGTGCTTCGGAGTATGCGCGAACAACCGTGGTTCAAGGAAGGCTCAGTAGTCTTTAAGGACCAGGACATGGCTGGGCGCCTGGATTCTATCCTGCGAGGCTCTTTGCAGAAGGAGATGCGCTTCCGCTGGCTCAATACCTATGCTGACGATAACCTGGATTTGACACGCAGTAGCAATTGGTTCAACGTTACACAGAACGTAGGCCAGGCTGCTCGGCATGTTAACGGGATGTCCATGGTGCACAGGGCGCAGGTTAACTGGAACTCTGGTATCGTTATGGACGAGTTGCAGAGTATGCTCAGTGGTTCTGCTGATGCAGTCAAGCGCCTGGAGCGCTGGGGCCTGGATAAGGACCTCGCTAAGCAGATGCAAGCTGCGTATGCCAAGAACCCTGGGAAGATGCTACCACCGGACCTGCAAATGCAAATGGAAGTTGTAGGCTCGCGCTTAATGGACTACGTAGTGCAGCAGGTGCGTACAGGTGAGACCAGTCACTTTGCACAATTCAGCCCAGTAGGGAAGGTTGTTGTAGGCTACCAGAGCTTTGCTATGGCTGCTACGAACAAGATTCTGCGCAGGGAGATGAATGATGCAGGCTGGATTGGCTTAGCGCATATCGCTGCATACCAGTTCCCTATGATGCTGCTCATGACCCAGGCTAAGTATGCTCTGGATGGGAAAGCCGGGGAACAGTCTGACAAGAAGCTCATTACGGATGCAGTAATGGGTATGTCCGTGCTCGGTGGTCTTACTATGATTCAGGATGTATTTGGGGACCAATCCCCGCGTCATAGCTTGGCTGGTATGGGGTACATCATGGGTATGCTCGGCTTAATGCAGGACGTAGCTAGCGGTAATGTAGATGCAAAGGGCTTGTCTAAGCAGATGCCTTTGATTCAGGAGTTCGCGCCTACGCGAGCCATCATTAATAACTTTGGAGATGATTAAGCATGGCTTTCAGTTGGGAAGAACTAACGTACCCGGCTGGCACCACTAGCGTTAATGTGAACATTGATTATCTGGATAAGTCTTATATTTACTTGTACCTGGATAATGTACTGACTACTGCTTATACCTGGGCAAGTGACACTGTTATTCAGTTAGACAGTGCACTGGCTGCCAGTACAGACGTACTCATAGTGCGGCGTACTGATAAGGAGTTTCTGTACATAATGTTCGCAGAGGGTGCCGCGTTCATCCGTGAGAACATAGATACACAGAACACGCAGTTCCTGCATCTTGCCCAAGAACTAACCGAGGGGCGCTCTATTGAGGGCTTCTACGGCGACTTGAGCATGAACGGGTTCCGCATCACCAACTTAGGTGCTGGGGTTAATCCTGGGGATGCGGTTAATAAGGGGCAGCTTGACGTAGTAGACCAGCGTGTAACTAGTCTAGAGGAGACCTGGGTAACGGCTACTACTAGCTACCCATGGTACACGACTACTATCACTGAAACCGATGTACTGGACCCACCCTTTAACTTCATCAAGGCAGCTCTTTACATCAACGGCGTATGCCAGACACCTGGTTATAGCTACGAGGTAGTGGATAACCAGATTATGCTGGCAGACCCTGTACCTGCTGGTACACACATATTTGCCCGTCTGGGTGAGGATGTAGGTCTAGACCCTAACTATGCCACTGCGGACCAGCTAGCTGCTGCTATCAGCCAAGCCCAGCTTGAGCACAACGCGCTACAGGCAGATATCGACGGCAAGGCTGCTAAGGGTGCCAACTCTGATATCACAAGCTTGAGCGGACTTACAACGCCACTCAGTACAGCTCAAGGCGGCACAGGCAGTGCTACTGGTGTATCGCCTAAAGCGACAGTCCTTGAAACCTCTCGTACTGTACAAGTAAACCTAGCAACCACCGCCGCAGCCAGCTTCGATGGCTCCGCCAACATCTCCCCGGGCGTAACAGGTATACTGCCTATAGCCAACGGCGGCACAGGCGGTACTACCCCAGCAGGTGCTCGTAATAATCTTGGTGCTGCTTCTAGCGGTTCTAACTCGGATATCACTGCACTCACTGCGTTGAGTAGCGGTATTACTGGCCTGGTTACAGGTACTGCGGCTGCTTCCGGTATTGTGGGGCAAGAGGTGTCGGCTGCCTCTGGTACTGCTGTATCCTTGACGTCCGGGGCATTAACCAACATCGCAAGTATCAGCCTACCCGCTGGGGATTGGGAGCTGGAGAGTGCTCTGCGTGTAACTAATGCAGGTAACGTCACGCTCCTGAACTTTGGGGTCAGTGCTACCTCAGCCACCCTACCTACAGATTGGTGGGACCGTTACAACATCACTACAACTCTAGCAGCTGGTACTTCTACTCGTCAGGGTATGTCTCGCAGGGTTCTGCTCAGCACGACTACTACGCTGTACCTAGTAGCGCAGGCCACGTTCACAAGTACCTGCACAGCGGACGGTTATATCAGAGCACGGAGGATGCGTTAATGGCAAAGGCGGCAACCAAGAGCCGCCTCAGCGAACTTCACAGGATGTTTACTGAGGCGCTAATTAGCGAACTCAAGCAGGCGGGGGAGGAGGAGATTCCTTTACCTGCGGCGGATAAATCCGTGATAGCGAAATTCCTCAAGGACAATGACATCACGGCAGATGCAGACTCTGCGGAGATGCAGGAGCTGCGGGATGTATTCGAGGATGAGCTAGCAGCCAAGCGTAAAGCCAAGGCTGAGGAGCTATTAGCCCAGGCCGGGGCAGACCCAGAGGATGATTTAGCAGGGATTATTTAAGATGATAAGCCAAACTACACTGAGCAGACTCAAGCTCATCAGTGCTCGTACAACGGTAATGAATGATAGCCCAAGAACTATCCCGAAGGACCAGCGTGAGGAAGTAGCGCTGATGATGGCTGTGACTCTGAAGGATTTCCGGGAGTTCGCATACTTAGGTATGAAGTTCCTCGGATTTAACCTTACGGAGATGCAGGCCGATATAGCAGAGTTCATGCAGAAAGGTCCGCGCAAGCGCATGGTCGCTGCTCAGCGTGGTGAGGCTAAGTCTACCCTGGCTGCACTGTATGCGGTGTGGCGTCTGATACAGGACCAGAGCTGTCGTATCCTGATTGTATCTGGTGGTGAGAAGCAGGCGTCTGAGGTGGCTACGCTGGTCATTCGTATGATTGAAACGTGGCCTTTGCTGTGCTACCTCAAGGCTGACCCGGCCCGTGGCGACCGCACCTCTTACGAGGGTTATGACGTGCACTGCGACCTGAAGCCTCTGGATAAGTCCGCTAGCATTGCGTGCGTAGGTATTACTGCGCAGTTGCAGGGTAAGCGTGCGGACCTGCTTATCCCGGATGATATTGAGACTACGAAGAATGGCCTGACCCAGACGATGCGTGAGCAGTTGCTCATGATATCCAAGGACTTCGCCGCTATCTGTACGCACGGGGATACGCTGTATCTGGGAACACCTCAGACTAAGGATAGTATCTACAAGACCTTGCCGGGGCGTGGCTTTGAAGTGCGCGTATGGCCTGGTCGTATACCAAACGAGGAAATGCAGGAACGTTATGGCGATACACTTGCTCCTTATATCTGTGAGCTTATTGAGCGCGGGTATAAACGTACCGGATTCGGATTAGACGGAACCTTAGGGGAGTGCGCAGACAAGGGGCGTTACGACGAGGATGCTCTGATTGAGAAGGAGCTGGACTTTGGTCCAGAGGGCTTCCAGTTGCAGTACATGCTCGACACTACTATGTCTGACGCAATGAGAACAAGGATTAAGCTCAGCGATTGCATGGTCTACTCGGGTTCGCATGATGCAGCCCCGGACCGTCTAAGCTATATTGCGGACAAGCGCTACCTCTATACGGAGGAACACGAAGGTATCCGTGGGCAGTTGCTGTACCAGCCAGCTAGCTATGGTGAGCTGATGCTGCCGTACCAGCACAAGCTCATGGTGATTGACCCTGCTGGTTGTGGTGGGGATGAGGTGTCTTATGCAGCGGGCGGGGCAGCGAACTCGTACTTGCACCTGTTCTCTGTAGGCGGGTTCCAGGGAGGTATCAGCACCGAGAACATCGACAAGCTCATTGACTTGGCTATTGAGCTGGGTATCTCGGACCTGTTCATCGAGAGCAACATGGGGCATGGTACAGTAGAGATGCTGTTCATGAACCGACTGCGCGAGCGTAAGATTCCCGGTATAGGCGTTAGAGGGGGCTACAACACCTCACAGAAGGAGAGGCGTATCATCGATACCATCTCCCCAGTGACGCGCAGGCATCGCCTTGTAGTGCATTCTAGGGCGCTTACAGACGACATTCAGAGCTGCATGGCCTATAGCCGCGATAAGCGCTGGTTATATAGCGCGTTCCAACAGCTCCAAAGCATTACCTACGACCGTGGTAGCTTAGCAAAGGACGACCGTGCCGACGCAGTAGCTATGCTCGTAGCAGAACTCAACGGCTTCCTGGTTGAGGACGAGAAGGTATCTGCTGAGAAGGAACAGCAGAAGCAAGCTCGTAAGTTCATGGATAACCCTATGGACTGGAAGCAAAGTATGGTTGCCCCGCGCAGCCGTGGTACACAGGCCCGGATTGACCGGGGTTTAACTAGAAGAAAAGGAAGGTACTAAATGGCAATTGCAGCACAAACTGAAGCAGTACAGCAGGAGCTTCTGCGTCAGCTCAATATCGTAGCTAAGGCTATGTACCAGTTGAAGACGCAACCACAGTCTATGGCATCCAGTGGTCCTGCGTTTGATACGCTCATGACCCCTGCCCTGGCTGCTATTAAAGCTGCTGGCTACACCCTGCCTGCATAATGCGTAACCTGGTCGCTGGGTTACTGCTGGCAGTTATGCTCTCTGGTTGCTCAGCGACCTCTGCCCTGACTGGACTCATCGGCTCTAAGCCGGATGTGTCTGCTCAGGTGGGGGCCGAGAACACCAAGCAAACTGTCGGCCTCAATAACAAGGTGGACACCAGCACCACCAATAAAACAGACATTCAAGATTCTACCGTAGGTGCTCTGGATACATCCAGTAAAAAACAAGTCCAGACTATTAGCACCGGGACTATCACCGCTGATAAACTACAGGTAGTTAATAATGACAGCAGTAGCTTAATTTTAGCAGCAGCAGTAGGCGCAGCCATCCCGATTCTGATTCTGGTGATTGTGCTACTGTTCCGCAGATTCTCTCGCGGTAAGGATAAGGTTGATGATTCGACTCTCTGATGTACCCGCTGACCTGGCTACTCGGGCAGGGGTAATGGCTACGGGCGTAGCTACGAGCGGCGGTTGGTTAGCAGAGGTTATGTCCTGGAACTGGAGCGCTATCAGTTTCATCACTGCGACTATCTGCGCTATCCTTACCGCTGCATGGAATGCTTATATCAGCCACAAGCGCCTGAAGCTACAGGAAGAGGCTGTACGAAAAGGTGTCCCATTCTATGAGTTTAAGAAATAAGATTGTAGGTGCCCTTGCCGGGGCGTCTCTTCTGGGCGGCGGTATCACCGCCGTTATCCAGAACAACGAAGGTTATAGCAGCACCGCATACAGAGACAGCGCCGGAGTACCTACCATCTGCTACGGTGAGACTAAAGGCGTACAGATGGGCCAGAAACGCTCTCTAAGCGATTGTCAGAAGCAACTGATACAATCAGCGGGGGAGCACGCACAGGCGCTTGTAGGGCTTCCTGAGTCGCTTCCTGACGTGGTTCTGCTGGGCAGCCTGGATATGGCCTACAACGTAGGCGTCTCTGGATTCTCAAACAGCGCAGCTAAGCGTAAGCTAAAGCAAGGGGATTACCGCGCAGCCGGGCAGGCGGTTCTGCAATGGAAGTACATTACCTTGAACGGTAAGAAGTACGATTGCAGCATCAAAGGTAACAAGGTCTGCTACGGCTTATGGAAGCGCCGCTTATGGCAGAGCAAGGCTATCGGTAATGAATTTAAATCAGTGCAGGAAGCTGTAGCAGCCCTGCCCAAGTAAGGAGTAAGTATGGCCCTTGTTGAAAACATCCACGTAGATGCATACCAGGTGGATTATAATGATACTACAGTAGGCGCGGCGCTGGACGGACTACTCAGTGGTTGGAAGGTTGTTCGTAGTGACTCTGAATTACAGGCGGCACTATCTACGGGTGGTAATATAGAGGTGGCCTACACCCCGGTAACTTTAGAGGGGTTATTTATTATCCCAACAGATGTAAGGATACGTACGCAACTACCTAAAGTAATCGTAGACTCTCGCCAGTTTGTGTTGCGTTCACCTCGTACCTGGAACGAAGCAAATCAGGAGTTTGATTACACCCCCTATGATATTCGTATCGTTGGAAATTTCCTGTTTGATTTTTATCGACAGGATGCGTCCTTTACCCCAGGGGTTGGGCTGGCTATGCAATCCGCTGGTACTCTTGAGCTTTCAGGGTGCGAGTTACAGGGAGCGTGGCAGAATAACGTAGCCATGGAGCACGGACGCTGGGTAATTGCTGATAATCTTTATTCTCATGACTGCGGTCGCGGACAAATACAGAATCCAGACGGAAGTAACCGGCAGGGTATGGCGATTGTTGTTGGTAATGCCACCGAAGCGCACATTCATCATGTACGCACCCAAACAACTTGGGCATCTTCTGTGTTTGTGGATTCATCCAAACCAGGTCGCACACTTAACGTGATGATTCACGATGTCAGCATTAATGGCTCCGGCGGTAATGGGTTGCGCCTTCAGTCTGACGATTTAGGGGCTGGCGTTGGTGGGGGTACTGCAATTACGCGTGTAAACATCAGCGGCGTAACCATCAAGAACTGTGAATCACATGGCCTCCGCGCGAACTTCTCCAACGGCAGCGTGACCGGGTTATACATTGAAAGTTGTAATGCAGGTATTGCTATTGAGGGTTCACGTGATGTCACTTACGACAACATCTTCATCCGAAACTGCTCTCAGGGGATTTTATGCAGATTCTATCCGGTAGAAGTCACACGACTGCGCTTTAGTAATATCTTAATATCCAACCACACGGATTGGGCTGTGTTCTTTTTACGCCAGGCCGGCTCCTCTCACACAGTAAATCTAGGTGATATTGAGTTTGACGGGTTGACAATCCACTGCACACAATCTGGTTCTAAAGCTGTTATGATTAACTGTGGGGCGAACACAACAGCTACTTCCGACATCACTATTAAGAATGTGCGTATTGTTGGCGCAAATCCTGATGCAGACGGTCAAGCAATCTGCCAGATTATTAATGCCCGACATATTGAAGTAGATAACTGGAATATTCGCGGTGTTAACGGCCTTCCTAGTTCTTATCTGTATGCGCAGGCGGCACAGAGCCTGAACATAAACCGTCTGGTAGGTGTTCAGCCGTTCGGCACTGTTGCTCGTCCTATTGAGTGCGCCGGTCTCGCTGCGCATGTAAACATCGTGAATTGTTCTGTTCCTGTAACTACGAACGGAATACTTTATACAACTACACCAGCTTACCGGTACGAGCAGGGGAATCAGTTCTTCGATACTAAGCAGCCGCAAGCGTATCCGTTTACAAATGCCGCCACCTTACGCGGTGGGGATGTTAATACCCTTACTACTACGCAGTTATCTAGTATCGTAGCTACCCTGGTTAACGATATTAGCCTCGGTAAGTTCGTTGTGCGCTAGGTTGGTCCCTGAGCAGGCTCAGTGCCAGTGCATTGGGCTTGCTAGAGCTGGCAGGCTTAGTATGGGATTGTCACTGGGGCAGGTGTATACTCGCTCCCTAAAAATGTTATACTTACGCGAGGCTGGCCCTCACCCTCAACGCCCCTCAGTTCCCCCATAGGGGGTGCCTCAGCCATAACTAAGGCCGGGGTGGGGTGGGGGCCTGTGCTTACCAGCGGATAGCCTGGGGCCTCTACGAGGCTCTGGGAGCTTCTCTAAGCGCTTCTACCGGATAGCCAATGGGATAGCATAGGGATAGCCCTGTGATAGCCTTAGCGTGGCTCTGGTTGGCTCTGAGTGATAGCTCTGGGCTGTGCTTAGTGTGGTGGCGGAGGTGGGCGCTGCCTTACCTCTTTTCGTCTTCTCTGTGCAGCGCAGTGATAGCCTAAGGATAGCCATAGACTCCACAGGTATAGACCGGAGATAGCACAGGATTAGCCACAGCTTTAACTACAGAGGTTGCACGTTAAGGTACAGAGTGCTATAGTTATCTCAGAGTTAACCAGAGTTACCTAACCTTATACTCGCTACGCTCTATAAGGAGGGTAATTAATTTGAGGACATTTACTATGTTGAGGAGGGTACTATGACGATACTGCGTAAGCAGCGCCGGGTAGACGGTAAGAAGCAGAACTACTACTGGGACACGGAGTTAGGCTGTGAGGTTCCTGCTCCAGCCAGGAAGCAGCATAAGCCTCGTAGTGATGCCGGTACAGCCAGGGTCTGGCACTTAGGAATGCCTGTTGAGCTAGCGGATTCTGATAATCCAGTACTGGACAGACTCAGGGGGTTACAGCCTATGCTAATTGGTACAGTGCAGGCTCTGGATGCTGCTGCTATACAGGATAAGCAGAGGGAGTTGTACAGCCGGATAGATGTAATACAGGGACTAGATGCAGTGCAGAGAGGTATGCTCCTGAGCGCTGTACAGGACCTTATGAGCCTGAAGCTGCGTTACTGCCCGGTTGCCTGGGAGGATTTCCTGTACTGTGCGGAGAGGGCTGTTAGCAGGGCTGAGCGGGGCTTGCAGTATCTGGTTGAGGTTATGTCGATACGTTCTATACTGCAAGAGCAGGAACGTGCTGAGGCTATGCGAACTGTACCGGGGGTTGTAGCTACTGCTGATACAGTGCTAGTGCACTTTGACGACTCAGAGTTTCCGTTTTAGCGTATAGGCGCTACGCTATATACTATAGGTAATTAATTTGAGGACATTTAAATGAATGCTGTAGCATTGAAGAAAGGGTTACTGGGCATCTACGACTATATGCATAAGCAAGCAGGCTCCTATCCGGCTTACGATACATCCTTGCAGCTATGGGAGGGGTTGGGTAAGCCTAAGCGGATGCACTTGCTTGGGTTAGGGCTGGTTGAGTTCTATGTAGAGTTTAATCAGCTTAAGTACAGGGAGGTTTATCCGGATGCAGCAGAGTTTCTTGATCGGTATTGTGTACCTAGCGCTGCTATGCATAATGCCTTAAAGTAACCTATAGCTTACGTTGCACCGGGAAAGCGCTGCTAATGCGGTGCGGGCAGTGACATTAACCGAGGGGAGGCACTAGCTGTACAGTGCTTCCCTTTTTCAACACACTAAGAGGGTATTATATGGCGGATTTAGATTTAGATTTTGTGCGTAGCAACATGCGATATGAAAGTACAAAGGGCGTTCTGTACTGGAGGGTGCCTGGTAAAGGGCGGCAGGCCAATAAACCATTAGGTACTCAGATTGCTAAAGGTTACCGAGTAATCCGTGTAGATGGCGCATACTACTGTATACACAGGATTATATTTGCTCTGCACCACGGGTTCTACCCAGAGGTTGTTGACCACATTAACGGGAATCCAAAAGATAATAGAGTGGAGAATCTGAGAGCTGCAACACCTCAGCAGAACAGGCACAATAGTAAACGTCCGGCTAATAATACCAGCGGTTTTAAATGGGTGCAGCGAACTGTAGACGGTTTTAAATACGTGGTAGTGGTGGACGGTAAGCGCTATTGCAAGGAGGGTTATAGCAGCGCAGAGGTTGCGCACTCAGCGGCTGTCCGTGTGAGCGCGGCATTAACAAAAGAGTTCCACAGAGCAAAATAAAGTTTGACATTTAGAAGTGCCCTGTTTATAGTGAACACAACATCGAGAGGCAAGGAGCCGCCCGGTAACGGGGAGTAGCGCCAGGGCATACGAAGCCTGGATAATCGATAAGTAGTAGGCAGTAGCGCTCTTTAACAATCCGGCTAGTGTCTTGATAGGCTCATTAACTAAAGGTGTACTATCATGATTAAGCAAAACGACTCATTCTTAACCCCTACTGGTTTCATTGTAACGGTAGATACAATCAATGAGCACGGCCTTGTAACCCTCAAGGGGGAGCAAGGTAGGCTGCGTGTCTGGTTCCTTAGACACAAATGCATTAAGCTATAACGGTAGCGCTGGCAACTAGCCAGCCTATCAAGGCGCTAGCTAGAGAGTTAAGAGCAAAAGTTCAGAAACAGAGCTTGACAAGTACAGAAACACGCAGTAACTTAGATAGCAAGCAAACGCACTGTGAAGTGCCGCTAAAGTCAGGTGGGGTCCCCAGCGTCACGTTAAAAATCTGCTGAGGAGGTCGAGCGAGACACTAGGCCACAAAGAAAATGTGTCGAAGGGTGCGTCCGGGCATTCCCGCAGGGAGAACCGATGAGAGTCTAACCAGTAAAGGGTGACTCGCTAAGAGAAGTTTCTTAGTTAAGCGTCCTCACAGCGAGGGTGCAGAATTAAGGGGATTCAAATGGGTTACTTAAAACTCTGTAAGAAGCGCGAGCAGTCAATCAAAGCTCTGGTAGCTGCTGCGCAGACTCCAGAAGGCTCTGAGGAGCGTAAGCGCCTGAAGAAGCTTCAGACCTTTGAGGCTACTGACCGGGCAAGGCCACAGGGCTTCAGTACGAACGTACGCAGTATCGGTAACAAGACCGACAGCAAGATTAACAGCTACTACGCCAGCAAAGGGCGTATCCCAAGAGGAGTTAAATGATGATTCAGACAATTACTATCGCGGTTAAGTCCGCAGTGCTGCTACTGAGCAGCAACGTAGCAGCACCTATCCCGTACTGCACCGTAGAAGTCACAGGGCAGCCCGGGTACGAGCTTTACGAGGACCCGGAGGGTGGCTGCAAGGGCTTAGGCAAGCGCCTGCTACAGAGCTTCCAGGGCGCTTATCCTGATAAGCCAGTGCTGCTTATTGTTGACGGTAAATCAGACCAGGAGATTTAGTATGACCTACGCAGAGTTAGAGCAGTTTCGGACGGCACGCAAGGCTCAAGCGGTTGTGTATCGGGGCGGGTTGTTCGAGAGGGCTTACAGGCACTTACAGAGCTGCTTTAAAACACCAGTGACCAGGTCGGATTACTCCCCGGTTGCTTACCCCAGGTACTGGGAAGGGGACTACGCTAATAAGCGTATAACCGTCTGTGCAGGTAAGTACAGTTGCGTTGTATTTTATTGAGAGGTGCAGTATGAACAATCAGACAGTCGAAACAGAACGCAAGCGCGAAGCAGAGATGTTCGCGCTGTTCCTGATGCTTACTGGGGGCCGCAAATGTTCTGGCTAACGTTCTTCCTGGTCATGGCAGCTATAGTGCTGCTACCTTATATCTGCGAAGGTATAGCGCGGTTGATTCTGCGCTTGCTAGAGCTGTTCCGCTAACTAACTAAACAGAGGTTGCACGACATGACAAAGCAACAACGCTTAAGCAAGATTACAAAATCCCTCACTAAGCTGTACCCGGATATGGACCGTCGTAAGATTCGCCACCAGGCTTATTTTTATTTCTCAGCAACGTGGCAGGGCTTACGCGCCAGCTACCCTAATACACTTATCACAGCACTTTAGAGGTTGCACGGTATGACTATCCAGAGCATTGCGTACCAGTACATGCAGTACCTACTCGCTAACGGCTTCAGCGCTGAGTCAGCCTGGGGCCGGGCAATGAAACTTATTGAAGAAGGAAGCACAAAATGACAGCACAGAATCCAGAGGCTATCCTGATTAAGCAGGAGCAGCCAACTATCGAGGGCTTAGCGCGGGAGCACGCAGCTAAGCAGGGGCTTAAGCATTACTACCAGGTACGGGCACGTCAGCTAGGGCTGAGCCTGCGCACGTACTGTGAGCGCTTTGGCGTTAAAGGGGTTATCTAATGCTTACTCCCGCTGAGACCGCTGCGCTGTTCTGGCAGATGCTGGAGCAGCAACGAAGCATGGGCCTGAAGTCCCTGCGGGATATCCCGGTGCAGCTGCGGAAGCTAGCGCCTTTGCAGTGGCGCACAGGCTTTGAGTACCGCGAGGGGCTGCGCCTACTGGAAGGCTGGTACGCCTATAGCCCTGAGAGCGCACAGGAAGCCCTGGGAGAGCTTAAGTTCGACGTGGTAGGGCAACTACAGCGCTTAGGGTACAAAGGCGCTCAGAGAGCGTTCTACGAAGCTATACAAGATTACTACGATTGGAGGGTTAGTTATGCAGCTTAAAGAGACAATGTTGTGTGGCCCTGTGCAGCTACTCATTGATAACGATAGTGTTACAACGTTAGACCTTACAACAGAGGCCACGAAGTATCCAATTTCACTATGCCAAGAGCAAGCGCAGCAGTTACTGCCAATCCTGGAGCATTTCATTAAGACGGGGGAGTTACCTGATGCAAGTTAACGCTGAGACGTTGCAGGAGAAGGTTAAGTGGTTGGAGATATACAAGGCACGTATGAATATCTCACTTAACGAGGAATACCAGCTAGAGGCTTACAAGATGCTGCTAGAGCTTCTGAGGCAGCAGTGCCAGCATGAGTGGTTTAAAGGAAAGGGGGCCGAGCGCTGCTGCGCGGACTGTGGTAAGGAGATGCCTAAGCATGACTAAGCAAACACAGCACAACCTGGACATCCAGGTACTGCCACCCCGGGGGCCGCTGGGCAAGAGTATCTACAAGGTCCAGCAAGCCTGGGGGCCGGAGGATAGCCCGAACGTAGACACGGTGTGGCTCACAAGCTATGATGTAGAGGCTCTTTGGGAATTATATCAACGTGAACAAGCTGAGGCTGCTGCTAATGCTGGCTGTTTCAACACTAAATATGAGGGGTAGGGTATGACTAAGTTTAAAGTGGGTGACATCGTTGTAGGTAATCAGGATAACGAGGCTAACGGTGTTGAGCAGGGGCAGTTGTACGAAGTAGTGGCGACGGAGCGGGAGTGCGGTTATGATTATATTAAGACAGACCTTAGCATGGGTAGTTGGGTGCTGTCTGAACGCTTTGATCTGTACAAGGCAGCCTCTCAAGTAGAGCAAGACGACCCGCTCCCGCCAGCGCCGGAGAGTGCGCGTTACTACACAGTGCCAAGTAAGACACAGTACTTGGACATCCTCCCTAATGAGTTTGGCGAGGTTGAGATACGTTCAATACTCCCGGATTTCGCGAGTTACAACTACCTTGCACCTGACGCAGCCTTGCAGCTAGCACATGACCTGACGCGCATGGCTATGGATATCAAACGTAAGGAGAAGCAGCAGGGGCGTAAGACTACGCTAAACCCAGCCATTGCACACCCTTACGGAGAGTAACTATGGACGCCCCCTGGCTACAAGCATGCAAGCGCCTGGCTGTGGGGCAAGCCGCCAGGTTCAGATGCTGCGGTAGAACCCCTGCCGCAGTGCTTTACAATAAACCTGATACGTGGCAGATGTATTGTCACAGGTGTCATACGTCGCTCAGTGAGCGCAAACAATATGTATCCCTGGTGCAGCCGGAAGTGCTGCCTAGGGTGCTGCCTGCACCCGCACAGCTAATACAGATTCACCAGACGAGCGCGGAATTGCAGGCGCAGCTTTACGGATTCCTAGTATCAAAAGGGCTGATGCCAGAAATGGCTGGTGCAGTTTACTATTCAGAGCAACTAAAGAGGTTAGTATGGGATTTACAGAACGGCACGTACCTGGCGAGGGCGCTGCATCAGTACCAGTCTCCCAAATGGGTGCTCATGGGGCAGCCCGCGCAGTACGCAGCTGCTGGGGAATGGCTAAGCACGGGGGTGACAGTGTTGACCGAGGATTGGCTGAGCGCTCGCAAGGTTCAGTATGTCTCGGAGAAGTATGGCTCGGA